AGGATGCCTCAGCGGGCAGGCCAGCGGCTTCGCAGATCAAATCATCAAAGGTCTCCACGACGCCATCCTCGTTACGCTCGCGGTTCTCCAAGAACGCCGGAGGTTCATCGGCATCCCCAACAGGGAACCCGAAATAGAGCATAGCATTTGACGAAATTCCCATCTTGAAACCTTTCCTTTGCTTGCCGTTAGCGTGGCACCTCGACGCTTATGACCTGCGAAATCTGAAAGGTACCGTCCTCGTTGTACCCGCCAGACCTGATCAAGCTTTCCACGTCCGGCGCGTCAATTTCAAATATCTCGTGCGACACCACGATGGGAGCGCCCGGAGTAACGCGACGTTCGGTCTTGGCAATAATGCGTATCATGTTCCCTCCGCCTCACACACAAACCAGCCGTTGCCACCACACGCCTCGCACGGCCGCTCCTCAACGTCGGGATGGCTGAAGCCACAACCAGCCTCATAGACGTGGATGGTCTTGGCGATGTAGCCCTTGCCGTCGCAGGCCTCGCAGTCGGCCAGGTATTCTGGAACGTGGTCTTCCATCCGAATCTCCTCACCGCCTATTTCCGTTTGCCGACGTCACTGTAGTTTCGTACGGCCGTAGGCGCCGAACACGATTGCCTCGATTTGCGTCAGCTCATGGGTGTAGAAGCTTGCACCGGCAATAGCGCGCTTGATCTTGGCTACCCGCCGGGAGATCGCCCGGTCCTCGCTGATCTGGATTCTGGATATCAGCTTCTTGGTCGCCTGACTTCTGGTAGCCATCTCATCTCCTGACATCTGAAGCGCTACGCGGCTTCGTGCGGTTCATTCCCAACCCGATAACTGACCATAGCCTTGAAATGTCTCAACGTTCCTGATGCAGGGCGTTAAGATTAACCGATCCTAACCAATTGATTTTGCTATACCCGCGTCAGTCATGGTCAGTCATCTATGTTTTCGGCTTGTTCCTATGCTCGAGCCGGGCGATTTGGACCGTTGCAATCTTGTCCTCGGCGCCGCGGCTGTACCGCTGGGTCATGCTGATGTTCGAATGCGTCGCGGCGTGCCGGACGTGCTCTAGGTCCGCCCCGGCGTCCGTGGCTTCGCTGATCGCGCCGGCTCGGCTGTCCATGTTCCGGACGGTCTTGGGCACGCCAGCGGCTTCCGCAACGATCCTCCACCACCGCCGGAACTCAGGGGCCGTCCATGGCAGTCGGTCCCACTCGGAAACGATGACCGGTCCCGTGGCCGGGTGGTCGCCATTCAGCGCCAACTCCTCCAGCACCATCGGTGCATTCCGGAGGCTGATCTCGATCATCTTTTGTCGCTTGCTGGTCAGGTGGCGCAGGGTCATGTTGCCGTCGACCTCTTCCCAGCGGATGCCGCGGAGCCACTTCAGGCCGTCGGCTTGCACGTCGGAGATGCCAGGCTCTCGGATCGGCACCCACTCGCCGATGACGTCTTTTTGCCGGAGCATGCACTCAAACTGGAAGGCCTGGGCGAGCGCGATTGAGGGGCGCCTCATCTCATGCGCCTTGGCGCGGATGGCGACCGCTTGGGCGGCCGTCAGACGCTCCGTGCGGGGCTTGGGCATGGCAAACCGCATCTTGCTCAGGATGCCCGACAGGCGACCGCAATCCTCATCCTCGAGCATGGTGGCGCCGAAGCCGAAGATCACCCGCAGCATCCCCATCTTGGCGTGCGCGATGGCGATCTTGCCGCCGGCGGTCCAGTCCTCGTGAAGGCGGCTGAAGGTGCGGCCCTTCAGATCGGACAAAAGCTTGTCACCGTGCTCGGTCTCAATCAACGACATGAGCGCGTCGTAGTGCACGCGGCTGTTGTACCGGATCTTGCGGTATTGCGAATCCGGGTCGGTCTTGTAGGCTCGCATGAGCGAGCGGAGCGTCCCGTCGAACGGGCCCACCTCGGGCAGGCCGCCGCGCGCCCAAACCAACATCTCCTGCTGCAGTTCTCGACAGCGGTCAACGATGGTATCCCATTCCACTTTCGTCGGCTCTTCAAGCCCGATCCAGAGCTTGGCCGACTTGATGCGCAGGCCGCGCTTGATCAGGTCGGTGCGGGCTTGCCAACGGGCCTCCCATTTCTTGCCGCGTTGCCTCCAGATGAGACCTGGCGCATTCCGGACCCTGAGCGGCTTGGTCATTTCGACGCCCCTTCGATATCGTGAGCGGTGATCTTGCCGGCAAGCATCAAGCGAAGAAGAATCGCGATCGGCTCCGGAATTGACCTCTCGCCAAGTGCCCAACGCCGGGCAGTGCGCGGGTCAGCGCCGAAAAGCCTTGCCGCCCCGACCTGTGATAGGCCGAGGCGGTCGAGAGCGGCTTGGAATTGTTTGGCGGTCATTCGGGTCCAAGTCCTCGGACGGAGCGCAGGAATGCAACGGCGTCATCCCGAATGAAAATACCACCCTCGCAATACCGAACGACCTGATATGCACCCTCCGAGAGGGTGCCCGTGCCGTGGTTCGCAACCTTGCGGGCGGCTTGATATTCGCTCTCGGTGACCTTCATTGCTCCGTAGGTCTTCTCAGTCATGGCTCAACCCTCCATTTTGGAGGCATGAGCCGCTGCTGCCATCAGCAGCGCGGAGAGCTTGCGCCACTCTGAGGCCTCTTCATCGATGGCGCCGCCTTGCACTGCGCGCGGATCGGCATGCTTCAAAAAGGCTTCGTCGGCTTCGTCAGCCTTGAACTTGGCCGTCTGCGCCATCTGGCGGATTGTCTTGCTCATTCCGTCTGCGGTAACGAGGCTGCTCATCTGTCTCTCCATCGCCGGGCAGGATCGCCCTTGCCGATGTCCCCTTGTAGGCTCATTGGCCCTATAGGGCAATAGGCCCTCAATCACGAAATATTACACGGCTTAGGAGGATTCCAGCCTTGTTCAATCAGACTCTCGATTACCTTGGTCGCATAAGGGTCGCAGCCGCAGTCTGGCCAATTGCATTCCGCCGGCTCTGGTAGCGATTGCTTGCGGGCCATGCACTCCCACTGCCGTGATACGGTTTCGCTCATGATGCATCCACCTTAAGCCCGTTCGTGCGGTCGAGGTAAGCCTTCACAGCCGGCCAATAGCGCCGGTTTCCCCACAAAGCTTTCTTCTGCGGGAAGCCCGATCCGCGGTCCCGGTCGAGCGCGTGCAGTGCCGCTCGAGCGATCTTCTCCGGCACGCCCATGCGCCGGATCAGCTCTGCGTCGGTGACGTAGAGCGTGTCTCGGGTGTCATGGTCGAGCGTGTCGGTCATCGGTTTCAGTTCGTTAACTCGGTTGCTTCAGATCATTGATGCGCTCACGCCAGTAGTCCATGGCAGCGTTCGCAGATCGCAGCCAAGCGTTCTGGCTCTGCGCCTCCATCGAAAAAAACGCCTGCGATGTTGTCCACCCTGGCGGTCTCTTCAACCCGTTGTAGGACTCGGCGAGGCGAACGGCCAATTCCATCGGATCAATGGCCGTTATGTACTTGGTCTTGGTCTTTTCGACGACGCTCATTTGCCTTGTCCCGAGGTGAGGGTAAATCTCTGGGCGTCGATCCTGGCTGCCTCGATCGCCGCAGCCGGTGTCCGTCCAGTTCCGAAGGCCTTCACCAGATAGCAAGGACCGTATCCTTCGACATCGCCCTTGAGCCACCTCAGCCACGCTCGCCATTTGTATTCGCTCTCGTGCGGCTCGCTCGTTATGATGTATTGGTCGAGCGTCAGCCACCATCCATCAGGGATCTTGGCAATTGCCTCGTCAGTTGTTTCCGTCATGATGCTTTCCCTATCCGATGGTTAAAGCTGTTTTGGCGGCTTCCATGGCCTCCAGCTTGGGCATGTCCGTCTCGAAGAACGTGCAGTGCTTCTCGCTGTCCCATACAACGAGACCATGCTTCATGCCCTTGCAGCCAGGACCGCCGATCTCACATTGAACTGCCTTGCGGATGTGGTCCTCCGCATCGGCGCGGTCGAAGTCGACCCCGATAAAAAGGCCCGCGCCAGGATTGGCGTAGTTATGGACGTGCTCGCCAGCCGGCAAAAGGCTGATAGCTTCGTCGGGCGTGAGAATGATCTTGTCGTCGCTCATGATGCTCTCCTTTTCAACTCGTTAATGCTGCGCGTCCGGCCTCGGTAGGCTGGTAGCCGCGAAACTCAATGTGCCACGTCACGAGCCCGCGATCGACCAGAGCACGCATGCGGTTTTCTTCGATGCCGGTCATCACGACCTTCTGCATCCTGCCTTTCTGCACGACGGTGGCGAGAAGCTCGCGCATGCCTGGCGTCAGCGGCCGTCGCTGATTTATCGTGGCCTTGTCGGTGTGTCCGAGCATCACTTACCTCGTTGTTCGTCAGTTAAAGTCGAAAATCTTCGGTCGTGGATTTCCTTCACCAACATCATGTTGAGATCGTCGCTACAATCCGATGGTAGCAAATCTTCACTTATGATGACCTCCAATGCCGTTACGCGCTGCTTCGACGTGATAAGCTGGGCGCGGAGGCTGGCGATCTCGTCAATTTCGTGGTTATGGATTGCATTCGTGATCGCGAGAAAATCAGCCGGCGAGACGCAACCCATATCGAGAGAGCATTCGTTGGCCAGATAGCCAAGAATCCAATCAGCGGTGGCGCCGCACGGTTTGTCCGATAGTGTGCTTTGATCACTCATTAATCAAACCTCCGACCAGCTTATCGATTGCTTCCGCCAGCATCGGCCAATCCTTGTGGACATTGACGCGCATGCGGTCGTCCCAGAGCGAGGCGATGTGATCGACCATTCGCAGGTCGGCTGCGCTACCATTCCCGCTTCCGCAGTTGGGGCAACTCCATCCTCCGTCTCCGTCAGGATGATCGGCGCCAAAGCGGAAGAGGCACCCGCCGCAGACTACGGAGTAGGTTTCTGCCTGATATTCCCATCCATCTGGCAAATTCTTCGGCGGCTCCTGCTGTGCGGGGGCGCGCACGTCGGACTGAGCGCGGAGGGCGGCGACGGATTCGCGTGCAGCCTTGGCCCATTCTGGCTTGTCGCGTTCAATGAACCTCGCCGCGTCGAGTAGCATTTCCAACGGGTCCAACTTGCTCATGGCTCAACCTTTCCCTGCCGGGGCATTAGCGTAAACCGCCGCAATGTGCTGGCTCAGCGGCAGCGGGATCTTCGCGATCATAGCGCTGGCATACTTGCGGGCTTTTCCTTTGGAACTCTGCCGGCGCTGAAGCGAGCAATTCTCGCCAGATCCAAACCAGTCCCCGCCGTTCTTGAACCATGAACCGCCTGCGTTTTTGGTTCCCCACGAATGATCTGGCGTCCAAGACGGGCGGTCCATATTCCAAGAGCCGCCGCCCGGATTTTTTATGCCGCTGGCCTCAACCGCCGCAGTCTGAAAGCTTCCGCCATTGCCGTCGAAACGGAAGCCCGCAACCTTCGTGGCCTTGTAGACCGGCGGCATCAGCGCCGGCACATCGCCCCACAGATAGAACGATCCGAACGACCAGCGAGCTCGCCCTACCCACGGCTGGGCACCTTTGACGTTCTCGACCACCATCGGGATATGCCGGCCAGCAGCCTCACATGCCTCGCGCTGGATGCGAAAGCAGGCATCAAACAGCGCCGTAAGCCGCGCGAGTTCTGCTCCAGTGTCATCGGCGCGGATCGCCGCAGCCTTTGCCTTCGCGCGGCTCCACGGCATCGCCATGTAGCTGTATTCCTGGCAGGGCGGCGAGGCCACGATCAGGTCAGCGGTCTTGAACTGCGATCCGTGTAGCGTCAGCACGTCCTGCACCACGAGCTGCGCCGGGTAGCGGTGCTCGCCGTAGACATGCCGTTCGATGTCGAATCCGATCACGTCGTAACCCTCCGCGAGAAGTCCGTCAGTCCAGCCACCGAGGCCGCAAAACAGATCAATGGCCAGAGGCATGGTTTCGTTAATTTCCCATTAGCTAAAACGTTGAACCGGCGGCCGTCCCGCATGGGTGCGCTGGCGCCGGGCGAAACCTCGTGATGCAATCGGCCGTTTCGCCGGCATCAGGTCATAGGATCTCTTCAACACCCTGTCGGCCTTGGCCATGCGCGGATTGTCTTCCTCAACCGTCTTCTTGTCCGCGCAGACGTCGCAGTAGCATTTGCAGTTGTCGATCGTAGGCTCTCCTCCGAGGCCGTCAGGCTGCACATGCTCGAATATCAGATGGCCTGCGCGGATCACCTTGCCGCAGCCTGGGGCTTCGCATTTTGGAATCCCGTCAGGCTTGCAGGCGCGGGCGAACGCGGCCTTGCGGACTGACTGGGGGAACTCGGTGCGTTTTTGACCGCGGAGGCTCATACGAGTTCAAGCTCCCGAAACTTCACGCCACGCTCGGCGCCGAAGGCGTATAGGGATTCAATCAACTCGCTGATCTCCTGCGAGGTCATCTGGCTCGTTCTCATCCCAAGCGGGACTATGGTCCCCGGAGTGATGCCGGGCACGAACTCAGCACCGCGGAGGGCTGCGGTGGTCAGATCCTTCCAATCTTCCGCAGAGCGCATCTTTCCGAACCACTCGACTTGCTTACTGATTTGGGTCAGCAGGCTCCACATCAGTGCGTTTTGGTCGTTCGACCGGCGCGGCGCCCGGAACTCTACTGTCGTTCCTTTAGGGACATTCTGAGCCCATCTCGCAATCAGATTGCGATCGGCCGGGGCTTTGATTTGGACGACGGCGCGGCTGGTCATGCTGCGACCCTCGCACCCATCTGCTTGATCTGAGCCACGACTTCTGCAAGTTCATGGCTGAAGCGAACGACTTCCACCGCCAGCGTCTGGATGTAGGCTTCATCCCGCGTCACACGCTTTACGAACAGCGGAATACCGGGCCAGTAGATGACGATATCCCACCATTGCCGGCCAGTGACCCAAAGCGTTCCCTGGATCTGCGCGACGTGTTCGGGCGGGCACTTGTCTTTCAGGATGACGTCGATCAGGAGGTGAGGGAGCTTGGTCTTGATCTCCAACCCGCCGTCCTCGCCGATCAGCGAATCCGGGGAGCAGCCGACGCCCATGTTTTTGACAAACCCGACGCGATGCAGGTTCGCGCCAGTCTGGAACGTGTAGAGGTCGCGGGCCTCGTCCTCCATGGCATGTCCGCGCTCGGTGTGGCCGTTGGTGAAGGACTCCATCGGCTCGCCCGTGATGATCTCGCCGGCAAGTTTTAGCATGTAGGTTCTTCGAACCTTGCCCTCGCCCTTGGCCAGCACGTCGGAGAACGCGGAAGCAGTCGGGATGCCCATCCTGGCGCGGAGCCATTCCTCGGAGTTCTGTTCGCAATTGATGATTTCGAGCATGGTTCAGGCCTTCTTGAACGCTTGGATTGCAGCCACACAGGCGTCGTAGTGATCGGCCGGGATATCCTCCAGCCGCTCCTTGGCGTGCCCCTTCTGCTTGGCCCACTGCAGGAATGCCTTGCGGCTCGCGCCCTTGTCCTCGAGCAGCTCGATCAGGTTGTCTACCTGGCGCTGGGTGATTGAGCCTTCGGGCGGGGTGTAGGGCTGTTCAGATGAGGCATTGCCGTCATCATCCTTCGCCGCCGCAAGGCCAAGCATCTGAACGAGCGAGTAGCGCTGCAGATAGGTCAGGGTCGATCCGATCGCCTGAATGGCGTTCTTGTTGCCGGACGTGTCTGCGCCGGCAGTCAGAGCCGTTTCCTCGCTGTGGCCATGACCGAACAGCACGCAGGTCACCGTGATGGCCTTGTCGGTCTGGACCGTCTTGAAGCGGTAGGAGAGGCCGTGGCGTCCGAGGATGGGGTCTATAGCCTTGGCGATCGCAGCGAAGTCGGCATACTTCTTGTCGTTGTGCCCGGTGGCGTTACGGATCACGATCGGGATTTCGCCCTTGGCCGCAGCCAGCGCATGTTCAAACGCCTTGCGGGCATTACCTGCCTCCCAGCGCTCTTGCAGGTTCATGAGTTTCTCGATCATATCCAGATCGGCGCCAGATGAAACCGCTCGATTGAGCATGTCCATGGGCGTGATAGCCGCCGGAACCTGCTGTACGTCAATCTTCTCAACTGCGTTTGTCATTCGAACCACCTTGCGAGCAACGGAGCCACGTAATAGTGCTCCACGATCATGAACAGCGTGCCGGCGAGTGCGGCGGCGAGAGGCGGGGCGATCGTAGCTGTGAATTTCATCGCTCATCACTCCGTTCAGCGCGCGACATCTCGGCGAAGCAAATCGCGATGACGCTGCAGAGGATACCGACGCTGATCAGGGCGGCAATTGCGGCTATTAGGGTTGTCATCGGACTGCCTCGTGTTTACGACTGTCGCGATCGTGGTCGAGATCAGCCAGCAGCCTATCCAGCGCGCTCATGATCGGGCTGCGGTCCTGCGCGCGAAGCTCCTCGGCCTCGGCCAGGATATCGGCCGTCACGTCGCGGGAGTTCATCAAACCGCTCAGACCGTGCGGCGTGAACTCGGTTTCGATCACCATGACGACGTCGGATAGCTCGCCGGATCGAATGTCCTCGATCGTGTCGGGGCGGTTCATGCGGGTGGTATCGCGCTCAACCGAGGCGCGGCCGTCCTTGAACTGCGCGATTACGAAGTAAAGGACTGCGGTAGGTTGCGCGCTCGGCATCTGGTCCAGATCGGAGCAGATGCGGCGGCCGAGGTGCTGGCGGCGTGCTGGCGTCATGGCTCACCCCTCCCGCGCGATCTTGGCGAGGTGCGGCGTGCCGGCGGCGCCCCGGTTCTTCGTGACCACGGTCCGATACAGCTTCTTGCCGTCGGGCAGAGTGGTGACGATGGTCTTGACGCCGGGGAATTCGATGACTTCGGTGGTCTCGGAGGTGGGGGTCATGATGCAAACCTCAGTCGTTGTTGGCGCGAGGGAAGATTTTGAATTGATTGCCCATGCGCTGAGTATTATCGCCGGATCGTTCGGCGGCCCTGCGCAGGATGGCCATGTAGTGTTCGACATCCCGCAGATCGCCCAGCATCGTGACGTGAACGACTTGGCGCTGTTGGCCGAATGGCTCGTCCGGGTCGGCCTGCGTGATCTCAGACGGATTGAATGTGTCGTGAGCGTTGCCCATCACGCCACCTGCGCGTTGCGCGCGGCATAGCGGGCGCGAGAGGCGGTGAACTTGGCGACGGCCGCTTCAGCAGCCTGCTCGGTGGAACAGCGGAGCGCGCAAATCTCGCCGCGATTGGAATTGAACAGGACCGCGAACGGCCGGGCGGCATCGTGGACGTAGCGCACGCCGCGCGGACCAGTGTGGGCTTCTTGGGTGTTGATGATGCGGAAGGACATTGGCGGCTCCTGATCTGATGGAGCCACCTTAGGACCGGTATTCGTACCGGTCAAGCGAAATCGGTACGCCTACCGGATTTTTCTTTTAGGGGTATTTGAGGGGGCTGCCAGCCGCTCCTCGATACGCTGGTCGATCAGGTCGCGTAGCTCGTCCGCGCTTGCGGTCGTGCCTGGCGGGCGCATTAGCTCCCACGGCGGCACGTCAAGCGCGCGCGCGATATCGATCAGGGTGTCAAGGGTCATGCTGCCGTCGAACTCGCCTTTGACACGCCGGCGCAAGTTTCGGATCGCGTCGGGTCGCTTGGCAAGTTTGGATACGGCGTCGGCACTGACCTTTTTGGCCTTCAGGTGCCGTTCGATATTGGCCAGAAGTGTTTCATGATCCATTCCGGTAGGATGACCGGAACGCCAAGGGTGTGCATCCGGCAAGTTTACCGTTGACAAAACCGGTACACCTACCGATATTGCGCCCATGTCAGCAATCGAACACCTGCTCAAAGTGGCGCGCGCATACGGTGTGGCCGAGGGCGTGCCGCTATCCACAGTCTCTTCCCGCGCTTTGAATGACGGCAAACGCCTCAAGGCCTTGGAAGAGGAGGGCGCCAACATCACGGTTGGTCGGCTGGAGGCCGCGTTGCGCTGGTTCTCCGACAAATGGCCGGAGGGGGCCAAGTGGCCTGAAGACGTGCCGCGCCCGGTCGCTGAGGCCCGCGCATGAAGCGCGAAATCGATCACGTTGCTCATCACGCGCCCCCACCCGGTGGCAATAGGTATGCAACCACAGGTGACATTTCGTCGCAAGCACATTTTTGGCCATCGGGCGGTAACTCCGTACTCAACTCACTATTCGGCTACGTCGCGCCAACGAGGATTTGGTTCAAATGACGACGACACCGCTCCCGCCTCCCCCGACATTCAATCGCGAATCCGTCGTTCTCCCGACGACGGACGGCCCTGCCGCTGCGGCCTTGCACCCCCTGTCAGGTGCGGCGGCAGGGTCACCCATTCCCGACGACTGCGTGCTTGTGCCGCGCGCGACGCTGATCAAGCTCGCCGCTGAACTCAAGCGGCTGAAGCAATTCGAGCGGTTACCTGCATTCCTCGAAAATCCATCGTGGCAATGTCTCGCTGCGGTTGAGCGGGGAGCGGCATGAGCGACTGGTTACCCGAATACGACAACGCACTGCGCGCCCATTTCGAGGCTGGCCTGTCTGCAGCGATGGCTGCGGCTCAGATCAACGCGACGTTCGGGCTCAGGAAATCCCGCAATTCGGTGATCGGCCGGGCAAGGCGGGAACGTATACCGATGAAGGCTTCGCAAACCGTTCTGAACGCGCGGATGGGGAAAAAATCGGCGCATCTACCGAGTTCACCCGTACCAATTTTGGGCGCTGCGCCGAAATTCAAACGCGGGCGCAAGCCCAATATCCAGAGGCCAGATATCGCCATCAGGAAAGCCAATAGCGCCATCGGAAATCCGATAGCGGCATTCGTGCCCCGGCCCGATCCGCGGCCCGGAGCGGTCCCTTTGCTCGAGCTGGTGCCGGATGGGTGCAGATATCCAAACGGGAATTTCGTCCCATACCTGTTTTGCAACCAGCCAACATCAGAAGGCTCCTATTGCGCCGGACACGCCGCAATCTGCTTTCGCGCATTGGAACCACGGAGACGATAATCTAATGGACGCGCTCGCCCAGCCCCTAGCTCATGACGTAGTGGTCATCGACCTTTCGATGCCTCCGACCAGCAATAATCTGTTTGCCGGCACAGGGCGCCGCCGCGTCAAGACCAGAGCATACCAGGCTTGGGAGAACCGCGCCGGCTGGGAACTGCTGCGCCAGCGCCCGCCACGGATCAAAGGCCCCGTCTCCGTGCTGATCGAGGTCAGCATGCAGGAGTCCAGCGATACTTGGGACCTCTGCAACCGCGAGAAAGCAACAATGGATCTGCTGGTGACCCATGGCGTGATCCAGGGCGACCATCGGCCGATCGTGCGGGATTTCTCCATGCGGTGGGCAATGGTGAGCGGCGTGCGTGTGACCGTGCGAACCAATTGGCCAGCATAAGGGAGCCCATCAGGAATGACGCCAATCGCGGACATGGTCGAGCGGATGCTGTCGGAAAATTATCCGGCCGGCGCGATCGTGATGGCTGTACGAGCTATGGAGAACGTCACGTCACGCGTCACGCTATCGTCACGTGACGCGTCACGTGACGCGTCACGCAGCGTCACGCAGGAGATGGCGCGTGTACGCTCTCTCAACTATCGAAATCGCAAGAAAAACCAACAGGTTGCCAAAGCAAACGATGTGGCAAGCGCTGTTGTAATCGAGGCGATATCGTCACGTGACGCGTCACGTTTCGATTCTACGCGCGACTTACTTACTTCTTCTTTCTTACTTCCTGAAGACCCTCTTGGAACAAGCAAGAAAGAAAGAAAGCAAGAGGTGGTTGCGCGCGCGAGAGGTACGCGGCTCAAGACGGGCGAGTTCCTGACACAGCCGTTCATCGACGAGGCGATCAAGCTGGGCGTCCAGCCCGGTCGCGTAGCGCCGCTCTGGGATGAATTCGTGGACTATTGGGCAGCACTGCCAGGATCGCGCGGGACCAAACTGGATTGGCTAGCTACGTGGCGAAATCGGATCAGGCAAATCGTATCGAAAGGACCGCAACGCAATGGAAAAGCTTCCTCCGATCACGCCCTCGGCGGGTTCTCGGGACTTGCTGCCACGCTCCGACGAAAGATCGCCGAGGACGAAGCCGCTGACCAAAATGCCGCCGGTGGCGAACCGTACGACCGACATTGAAATACCTCGTGCGGTTTGGAGCGCATGGAAGGAATCCGGCAAGCCCCGGCAGTTGCGCCGGCCGCTAACTTGGATCGAAGCCCGAGCGCTGGAGAATCGCCGCGACGAACTCGCGCCGGCGGTCGCGCCCTATGACGCGCGTGAAGCTGATCGGGTCGCTTTGGCGCTGACCGACATGTACGGCGGCTATCCGTCGATGGGATCACGCGGCGACCAGTCCGTGGCTGGTCGCGTGGAGGCCGTACGGAGGGCCGTGGCTGCGTTCCCGTGCTGGGCGATAGAGAAGGCCTGCCATTCCATCCATGCCAATGGTGTGTGGCGGGACGGCGCCTATGATCGCAAATGGCCGCCGACCGATGCTGAGATTGTCGACGCTGTCCGCGAGGCGGCGCGGCTTTACACTGATAGCTATCAATCTGCAGTCAATTTGCTCGAGGCAGAGGTCGAGGACGACTTTGTCCCTTCAAACCTCCGGGGGAGGGCCGCGGAATGACCGAGCCAGAGAACGAGGTAGTGGAGCGAGTCGCGCGGGCGATCTGGCTGGCAAGAGAGCAGCATATGGACGAGCGTGTGCGCAGGCTCGAGCCCGATCAAATCGACGTTTCGACTGGCGCGTGGCAGCGGGTAATTGACATGGCCCGCGCCGCTATTGCCGCGGTGCCATCGCCGGATGGGGAAATCGAAAGATTGAGATCCATCCTCCGAAAATGCCAGCGCGGTGCAACAATAGCTGACTTAGGAAATGGGGAATTGATCGGACTTTACTTGAGGTCTGAGCAATGACGGTCCACGCCCCCGATCTATTCCCCCTTCGTCGCGCTCGCATGTTCACCGCAGAGCGTGACGCCTACCTACGCGCCAACCCAACAATCGATCCGTTCATCCTCGCCGAGGCGCTGGGGCTGTCTGCCCGTACCGTCTACATGTACCAGCGCAAGCTCGGGATTCGGCTGTGCACCTGGCATGATCATGGAGCAATGCAATGAATCTATCAGATGAGCAATGGTGCGTGCTCGACGTCCTCATGCGAGCTCGTGAAAAGGGCGTTGTCAAGATCAGCCGCGATGAATTGCTAGCCAATCAGACCTTGCCGCAAGGGGTTCTGATCAAGCTCACATGGGCCGCGCTGACGATGCCAAAGGAACTTCTCCAGTGGCACCCGGGAGAGCGCGACTTTTCGATCACCGGAGCGGGCGCGCAGCTCTACAACTTGCGCTTTGGCAACGGGTCTAATCCCGTTCCTACAACGATCGCCGATACCGTCATTTGTCTTCATGGGCCGGACAAATTCGGAGCAATGCAATGAGTGATAGGTGCCCGAATGGCCTGTTTGGCGCGCATCAGTTCCAGCCGCGTTATGATCTTGGCCCGGCCAATTTATCCGGCTTCGAAAGCATCAAAGGCAATGGGGCAGGCCAGTTCATGGAGAAGCTTCGCCAGCAAACCTATGTCCGCGATGTTTGCGTGAAATGTGGACAGACCGTCGAGCGATCTTCACTGAGGACCGAGACATGACCCGCGCCCGTCAGCCCCACAATCCAGCAACCGGATATCTCGCCACGATCGAAGTTGATGACCCCTACGAGATGGGGGCCAAGCTCGCCGCAATCAGGTCGACCCGAAATGATCCGCTCGCCGCGATGCATGCGCGCCGCCCCCGCACAATCGACGACGCGCAATATTATGCCGGCCGGGCCTATCAACAGGATTTTGAGACGGCCGAGCGCGGGCCCTGCGCGATCGACCCCGGCAAGGAAGCCGTGGACGGAGGCCGCATGCCAGAAGCCATCACAGATGCCCAGATCAAGGCCGTGAAGCGTTTGGTAGCTGCAGACAGGGATTTAGGCCTCGACGGCTCCGCGCTCATCAGGGACTTCCTGATCACCGGCCTGAACATGAGCCAGATCGCAGCGCGCCGGGCGCTCAAAGGAACCAGATGGGAGCTGTATTTCGGTAAACGGATAGGGGAATGCCTCGACCGGCTGGCCAGAACCTACGGATTATCAAACGGATAGGATTGGAACCGGTTGACATGTCACGTGGAACGTGCCCTTTTCTCATCGTCGCACTGATTTGCAGTGGCCCGCCTCGCGCGGGCTTTTTGCGTTTGGAACCTCACATTGAGCATTGAATCCGTCAATCAGGCCATGGTTGGTCACCCAGACTTCGGCCCAATCACCATGCGGTACGAGGACGGCGGCCGCGTCGAGATATACCAGATGGGCAAGCTATCGGTGCGCGTTCCGAGCGGGTCGATGCCTGATGAGATCAGAGCTGCGTTTGACGCTGAGACAAAGAAATGATCGGCCGTCCATCTGATTTCAATCAGGAAATCGTTGAGCGCATTTGCGAGAGAATAGCGGACGGCGAGAGCCTGCGAACCATCTGCGATGATGACGATATGCCCGCAAAGTCTACGGTGTTCAAATGGTTATCGCTGCATGCAAACTTTGCGGACCAGTACGCACGCGCGCGCGAGACGCAAGCTGATACGATCTTTGATGAAATTCTGTCGATAGCTGATGACGGCTCCAATGATTGGATGGTCCGCAAGCACGGCGAAAGCGAAAGCTGGGTTGAGAACGGGGAGGCTATCCGCCGCTCGGTTCTTCGCGTCGATGCTCGTAAATGGATGGCTGGAAAGCTCCGGCCGAAGAAATACGGCGACAAGACTATTTTGTCTGGAGACCCGGACAACCCCATCGTTATCGATCGCATTGAGCGCGTGATTGTCGACGCTACGCATACCGACAGCTAGGATCTTCCAACCGCTCCTCGCGCCGGCCCGCTACAAGGGTGCCCATGGCGGCCGCGGCTCAGGCAAATCGCACTTCTTCGGCGAACTCGTCGTTGAGGAATGCCAAGCGGTCAAGGGAACGAGAGCGGTCTGTATCCGCGAGGTGCAGCGCACGCTATCCCAAAGCTCGAAACGGCTGATCGAGGACAAGATCAGCGCGCTCGGGGTCGGACAGGGGTTCAAGGTCTTCCACGACCGGATAGCAACACCTGGTGACGGCCTGATTATGTTCACGGGCATGCAGGACCATACCGCGGAGTCGATCAAGTCGCTTGAGGGCTTCCGGATCGCTTGGACGGATGAAGCGCAAACGATGTCAGCGCGGAGCCTCTCACTGTTGCGGCCGACGATACGCGATGAGGGGTCGGAGCTGTGGTTCTCATGGAACCCGCGGCGTAAATCCGATGCGGTCGACGACTTCCTGAGAGGCCGCAAGCCTGAAGGCTCGGTAGTCATTCAGGCGAACTGGCGGGATAACCCTTGGTGGACCAAGACGCTGGAGGCGGAACGGCTGCTCGAGCTGCAGCTTTACCCGGATCGGTACGACCACACGTATGAGGGCGGATATGCCAAGGCCTTCGAAGGAGCCTACTTCGCGGGGCTGCTGGCTCAAGCTCGTCAAAGTGGGCGAATCGGTCGCGTGGCTGCCGATCCGCTCCTCCCACTTCGGGCCTTCATTGACATTGGCGGGTCCGGAGCAACAGCAGATGCCTTCACAATCTGGATCGTCCAGTTCGTCGGGCAGGAAATCCGCGTCCTCGACTACTACGAGTCCCAAGGCCAAGTCCTAGCGTTCCACGTCAATTGGCTGCGCTCCAGAGGCTATGAGCACGCCATCATCTATCTGCCGCATGACGGCGTGAACGAGAACAACGTGACCGGAAAGCGGTATGAAGATCACCTTCGAGAGGCTGAATTCACAGTTGAACCACCCGTTAAGAACCAGGGACGTGGCGCCGCAATGCAGCGTGTTGAAGCGCTTCGCCGGCTGGGCCCTCAGCTTTGGTTCAATGAAGATACAACCGAAGCAGGACGAGACGCGCTCGGCTTCTACCACGAGCGCAAGGACGACATCCGTAACGTGGGCCTCGGGCCTGAGCACGACTGGTCATCACACGCTGCTGACGCCTTGGGTCTGATGGCGATCTGTTATCAGCCGCCGGCGAACGAGGCGAACTTCAACCGGTCGCTGAATTACGGCAATGCGGGGTGGCGGTAATGGATGACGCGAAAATCCTTGCGGAGGTAGAATCGAGGATTCGCGAACAGTCTCGAGGTGAAGGATGGTTTGAGGAGCGAGCAGGCTTCCTCCGCGTGCTGCGGCTGATTGAGAAACTGCGCAAGGATGGGTCTGCTCCGGAGGACTATGAGCTTGGCTAAAATGTCCATCTCCGACCTGCGCGCAATGGTCAACGCCGAGAAATCCAGCGCCATGGCTGCGACGCAGGCCGCCAACCTGATGGGCGAGCGCGCGGATGCGATGGACTATTACCAGGGCCACATGGCCAAGGATATGCCGGCGCAGGACGGCCGCTCTCGGGCTGTCTCGATGGATGTGCAGGACACGATTGAAGGCCTGATGCCGTCGCTGATGGACATCTTTGCCGGATCTGACGAGGTTGTGCGGTTCGATCCGGTCGGCCCCGAGGATGAGGACGCGGCGCAGCAGGAAACCGACTACGTGAACCATGTGTTTATGCAGCGCAATCCAGGCTTCATGATCCTCTACGGCTTCATCAAGGATGCACTGCTGAGCAAGACCGGCCTAGTCAAGGTCTTCTGGGAAGAACGCGAGCAGGAGAGCCGCGAGACGTATTATGACCTGACTGAAGACCAGTTTGCGTTGCTCGTTCAAGCGGTTGAAGCCTCGGAAGGAACCATGAAGATCGTCGAGCATACGGTCAACAACGAGGCAGAGGAAGCCTCTGAGCCGGTCGAAGAGAGCGAGCCGTCCTGATGGATGCCATGACGCCATCGGCCATGCTCCAAGGCGCTGGCAACGGTTCGTCAATGTTCTCCCCGCCCGCCGTGATGCCTGCACAGCAAATGGCCGCGCCCCCAAAGCCGACCACGCATGACGTCACGATCGTCACCACCAGGAAGATGGCCCAGGCCCGGGTCCTCGGCATCCCGCCCGAGGAATTCGGGATTGAACGCGCGGCGCGGGACATCAAGACCTGCAATTACGCCTTCCACGAGGTCGTAACCAAGACGCCGGCGCAGCTCGCCGCGGAGGGGTTTGACAAGGCTCAGATTGAGAGCCTGACTGAATATACTGGCCTGACCGAAATCGAAACGATCGCCCGTGACACGGTTTCCGAGCATTTGGCCGTGCCTGGCGGAGCAAGCACGAACGCTGCAGCACGCCCGGTCAAGATCACCGAGCACTACATTCGGATGGATTACGAGGGCAACGGGCGCCCGTGCCTCTACATGGTGACCACGGCTGGGGATCAGGGCGAGATCCTGCGCAAGGACGGAAAGGAGGCGATAGAACCTATTGACGCCATCCCGATCGCGGCCACCACGCCGGTTCCGATGACGCACCGATTCTTCGGCCGGTCGATGGCCGATCTCGTGATGCCACTGCAGCGTGAGAAGACGGCGCTGAAGCGGGGCGCGCTGGACAATCTGTATTTGCATAACAACCCCCGGGTTGAAGTTGCAGAGCAGAATGCTGGACCGAATACTCTCGATGATCTTCTGGTTAGCCGCCCTGGTGGCGTGGTTCGCACAAAGACGGCGGGCGGATTGAACTGGCAGGTGGTTCCTGATATCACCTCGTCGATCTACCCGATGCTGCAATACCTCGACGCCGAGCTCGAAACCCGCACCGGTGTCACTAAGCAGGGGCAGGGCATCGACGCCAACGCCCTGCAGAACCAGACGGCGACCGCGGTTGCTCAGGTGTTCTCGGCCTCGCAGATGCGAATGAAGCTGATCGCGCGCATCATGTCCGAGGGGGTGCGAGACATCTTCTCCCTGCTGCACGGCACAATCAGGAAGCATGGCCAGCAGGCTGAGACCGTTCGCCTGCGGAACAAATGGGTAAGCGTCGATCCAAGGCAATGGACGACCCGGGACGACATGACCATTAGCGTCGGGCTTGGAACCGGCGGCAAGGCGCAGCAGTTCGCCCAGAACATGGCGATCGCCGGACTCCAGGAAAAGCTTCTCGCCGGCGGCAAGACCAACCTCGTCGACGACATCAACATCTTCAATCTCGCGTCCGAAATCTGCAAGCTGATGGGCCACAAGAACGCGGATCGGTTCTTCAACGACCCGCAGGCCAAGGATCCGCAGACTGGCAAGCCGATGCACCCGCCCCCGCCGCCGACACCAGACCCGAAGGTGCTGGCGATTCAGGAGCAGGCCAAGAGCGACCAGGCCGAGCTTGCGATGAAGGCCCAGCTTGACCAGCAGAAGGCCAAGGATGCGGCCGCACTTGCTCAGGTGAAAGCGGAACTCGACGCCAAAATAAAGGTGCTGGAACTGCACATGAAAGCGATCGAGATGGAGCGCAAGGCGGCTGCAGACCACCAGCAGCACCGCGCCAAGGTGGCTGAAACCATCGTCGGCATGGCCGCGACCGCTGCAGCCCACGACCAGAAAATGGAACACAACGACGCATCACACGCGGCCAAGCTGGAGCAGATGAGGGCAAAACCGGAGAAGCCAAATGGATAAGATCGCACAGGCGAAGCTCGACGAGGAACTGGCGCACGTGATCGCGGAGGCCACGCAATCCAGGGTCTCGATCACCGAGGCCATCGTGATGATCCGTAAGATGGAAAAGGCCGGCTGGGTCTTCACCAACGCGAAGCTCGAGGCCGACATGAAGAAGGCCGATGACGAGAAAGCTGCGGCAGAGCGGGAGAAGCTGGCCGCCGAGAAGCCGCCGGCACCTCCGGTCAGGACTCCGCCGGCCACGATGCCAAACCCTGTCAACCCCGTGCATTTCGAGAACGCTGGTCCGGCAATGTACGTGCCTCCGACAGCCACGCAAGGTTCCATCCCTGGCGCTCTGAATGTTTCGAAGCGGGCCGAGCCAATCCCCCCGATGGACATGGACATCAAGCACGATCCGGATGTGACGAAGCCTCATTCGGCCCAGATCCCCGAGAAGCCCGCGGAGGCTACGCCGAAACCGTGACCGAGATCATCGACGCCTACAAAAAGACGGCAGCGCATCTGCTCGACGACCCGGACAACCCGGAGCACCTCGCCAACCAGTATACGCTGCTGTCGACCACGCCGCGCAGCCCGGCCCAACTGGCCATTGCCAAGCGCTGCGCGAACGTGGCGCCGAACGAGTTCATCGCAGTATTCAATTACGCATCGGCGCTGATGCGGAGCGGTCTGGACAGCATCGGGACGTTCCGGGCCGCGCTCGAGATCGCGCCGCGGGACCGCCGATCGCTGGTCATGCACCATATCGGTCTGGCGCATCATGATCGCTACGAATACCAGGAGGCGTTGAACTGGTACAAGCTGAGCCTTGAGGCCGATATCAACGAGCCGAAGATCCACCAGTCGATCGCTATCGCGAAACTGGCCATGGGCAAGCTGAAGGAAGGGCTCTACGAGTTCGAGGTCAAGCACCACATCAAGCCCCGCAAGCCGATCAGCGCGAGCAAGATTAAATGGTGGAACGGCGAGGATCTGACGGGCAAATCCGTCATTCTGACCCACGAGCAGGGATTCGGCGACACGATCCAGTTCATCCGGTTCGCGCCGATCCTCCGGGATGAGTGCGCAAAGCTGGTGTTTTCCGGTCCTGAAAGCCTCGCGCCGTTGATCGCCGAGCAGTTCGACTGCTTCGACGACGTGATCAACGAGGCCGGCCCGTTCAAAGCGGATTTTGTTACCTCCCCGATGGCCGCATGTGCGCTGATGGGGATCGAATACGCGGGTGTCAATGATTTGGCTTACATGACGAGCGCGCCTGTCAATCTCCCTGAAAGGGGACGGTTGAAGGTCGGCCTCTCATGGAAAGGCTCTCCCGGCTATGCGAATGATGCGTTGCGATCGGCCGACCTCCGCGCCTTTTGCCCATTGTTCGACTTGCCGGGAGCGGCATTCTACTCCCTTCAGGTCAAGCCTGGCCCGGAGGAGATCACGAGCCTCGGGCTGGATGGATTCATTGCAGACCTCGGCTCGACCTTCACAGACTGGCGCTCGACCGCGGCCGCTATTTCAGCCATGGACGTGATTGTGGCGACGGATTCGGCCAATGCTCACATGGCTGGGGCTCTTGGAAAGCCCGTGCTGCTGATGCTGGGGAAAGCCCCGTGCTGGCGCTGGATGAAGGGCGCCAAAACGCAATGGTACCGCGGCCACCGGATTTTCCGGCAAACCACGGTCGACGAGTGGCCGATTGAGGCGGTGCGCCGGGAGCTTGAAACCATGCTCAGCCAGCGAAGGATGGCCGCGTGATCGACGAACACAAGCTGCTCAGGGAAAATAGCCGCGCCGTCGAGGCGCAATCGCTGCTCGATAATTCACTGTTCAATGACGCCCTGGCGACGCTGGAGGCCGAATACATCGCGGCATGGAAGGCGACGCCATTGCGCGACAGCGAGGGCCGGGAACGGGTCTGGCAGGCCGTCCAGATCATCGGGAAGATCAAGGACCATATCGGAGCCGTGCTGAATGACGGCAAGCTGGCTGCGGCTCAGTTGCGCGAACTCGCTGAAACCGCCGAACGCAAGAAGAAATTCGGCATTCTCTGAACTTAGGATCAACCTATGACTGACCAACCTGTCGCTTCTCAGGAAGCGCCGGCTATTGCCGACACGTCAGAGCTGACGATCGAAGAAGGCCGCCGCATGCTCGATGCGGCCCTGAATGAATCTCCTGCAGAAGGCGCGGATGACGCGACCGCAGACCCGCAATTGTCCGTCGAGGGCAACGCCGACCCGGAGAACCCGGCTCCCGGCGAAGACAAGGACGTCGACCCGGCTGAGCCGCTCATCGAACGCCCGAAGTCTTGGAGTGAGACCGAAGAAGCCGAATGGCGGGCCACGCCTCGCGCTCTGCAGCAGAAAATCGCTGCGCGCGAACTGGAACGCGATACCGCGCTGCGCCGGGCTCAGAATGAAGCCGCTGAAAAGCTCAAGGGCCTCACGGCCAAGGAGCAGCAGGCGGAAGAGGCAAGGCAGAAGTACGAGGCCAAGCTCCCCGAAGTTATGCAGGGGTTGACTGATCAGAACAACCGGCAATTCGCCGACATCAAATCGATGGCGGACCTCGAAACGCTGGCGAATGAAGCTCTCCGACTATCGACCACCGATCCGGTCGCTGCGGGACAAATCCAGGCCTATCTCAACGCCTGGCAGGTCCATCAGCACAAGATGGCGGCGGTAAAGGCCGAGCTTGATCAGTCCAATCAGCGCAAGGCGACGAAGGAGCAGACGGACTGGCAAGATTTCATCGGTCAGGAAAACGCCAAGGCGCGCGAACTGATCCCGGAACTCTCCGATCCCAAGAAGGGCCCCGAACTCGAGCGCCGCGCGGCAGCGCGTTTGAGCGAAATCGGCTTCAAGGATGAAGAACTGAACGCACTCGCGGCCGGCAAGCAGAAGCTTGGCGTCTACGATCACCGCATTCAGGTCTTGATCAACGATAGCCTCAAGCTCGCCGAGCTGCAGCATAGCAAGGACCAGATTCAGGCCAAGCTTGCCAAGCTTCCGCAGGTGCAGCGGCCAGGTGCTGCCCGTCCCGCAGGTCAGCAGGACGCCGAAAACATCAAGGCCCTCGAAGATCGTCTCAACAAGACCGGTTCCGAGAAGGACGCATGGGCGCTCTATGAAGCGCAAATGAAAGCGGGCTCTCGCCGGGCATCATAGGAACAGAAAGCAATGTCTCTCCCAGCCTCAACCCTCGCCACCTATCAGGCGATCGGCAACCGTGAAGACCTCACGGACATGATCTACCGGATTGCGCCGACGGCAACGCCGTTCATTTCTGGTATCGAACGCGAAAAGGCCACCGCAACCAAGCATGAGTGGCAGACCCAGGACCTCGCGACCGCGGCCGCGAATGCCCAGCTCGAAGGTGACGACCCGACCACGAACGCCACCACGGTGACCGTCCGTCTCGCGAACATCACCCAGATTAGCTACAAGGTCGCCCGCGTGTCCGGCACCCAGCAGGCTGTCCAGCACGCCGGCCGGTCGAACGAACTGGCCTACCAGGCCATGTTGAAGGGTCTGGAACTCAAGCGCGACATGGAAGTGGTAGTTTGCGGCACCAACCAGACGCAGGTTGCCGGCGATACCACCACTGCCCGCACCACGGCCTCGGTCCTGTCTTGGATCAAGACCAATACCTCGACGACGGGTACCGATCCGACCACATCCGGAACGGTGACGCGGGTGGACGGAACGCAGCGGGCTTTCACCGAGGCCCAGTTGAAGACTGTGCTTTCCGCGGTCTGGACCCAGGGCGGCGATCCGAACACCATCATGGCCGGCGCCTTCAACAAGCAGATCTTCTCGACCTTCACCGGCCGCGCCTCGCCGATTGAGCAGGCGACCACCAAGAAGATCACCGCTTCGGTCGATGCCTACGAATCCGACTTCGGCAAGCTCAAGGTCGTCGCCAACCGGTTCAGCCGGTCCCGCGATGTCCTCGTGCTCGAGCTCGACAAATGGGCGCTGGCCTTCCTGAACGGCCGCAACATGATCTCGATCCCGCTCGCCAAGACCGGCGACTCGGATCGGCGTCAGGTGCTCAGCGAATACGCGCTGGTTTCTCGCAACGAAAAGGCGAGCGGCGCGGTCTACGACCTGACCACGTCGTAACCCATCGGGGCCCGGAGCAATCCGGGCCCTTTCACCTTTGAAAGGATAACCCCAATGGGAACGACAGACACCCCTGACACCCCGGTTGAATCCACGATTGCGCTTGCTACCGACAAGATCCTGATCATGAGCGGCGCCACCGCCCGCGGCGCGCAGAAGACGGCCGACCAATATGCGGCGCTGAGCGGCAAGACCCGCCTTTACAATGTCGGGCCAGGCAATCTCGGCGCTCTGACCGCGATCGACACCAACGGCCGCGCCGGCGTCGCCAATACGATGTGGTTCAGCGATGTGTTCGTGCCTTATCCGTGCGTCCTGCTCGGTATTGGCGTGCTGAACGGAACCACGGTCGGCACGACGAAGGCGATTGTCTCGCTCTACAACTCAGCCGGTACGCTGGTCGCCAACTCGTCGGTGACGGGCGGCGGCGCGGTGACGGCGGGCGCCTCGGCTTTCCAGCAGCGGGCTTTCGTCTCGGCCTATACGGCCAAGCCAGGCCAGTACTGGATTGGTGTCATGCCCGACAGCACCACTGACACATGGCGCACCATCCAGGCCGCGACGTGGGTCGATACCAACACGGGAACGGTCGCCGGCGTTGCAGCTACGGCCACCCCGAGCATCACGCCGACCACGACGTTCACCGCGTCGCTCGGCATCATTTCCTACGTCTACACGGCATAAGGAGCCAAATTCATGACCTATCCCGGCTCGCATCCGATGCTGCAGGAGCGATACCTGCACACATCGACGAACTCGATCGCTTCCACTCCTCTTGCCGCCGTCATCCGCGCCCCCTTCCGGGGAAAAATCACGCTGGTGACAGGTGTCTCACATGGCGGCTTCACCACGGACTGCTCGGTGGCCGTCGCCATTATCCCGGTGGTCGCGGGCGGTTCAGCTCCTGGCGCTGGTACAGCCGTCACCGGCTCTCCGCTCGTTCTGACCGCTTCGAACAGCGCTGCAGGGACGAGCAACACGATGATCCCGACCGCGGCGAATGTCGTGAATGAGGGCGACCTGATTTCGTTCACGCCTTCTGGCTCGACCGGAACCACGATCGGCGGCACGTTTGGTGTCGTTCTGATGCCGGCGTGAGGTGATCTCATGACTATTCAAGCAGCGATCGGGCGCCTCGGCGTCACGCAGACGGTTGCCTTCGACACCACCACGGCGGTCACGAATGCGTTTGCTCCCGGGACCTATGCGGTTCGCCTCGTCGCCAATTCGGCCTGCAATTTCCGGATTTATGACTCGACCGGATCGGCGACGGCGACCACGGCAGACCCGTTCCTGCCTGCGAACTGGGAAACCGTCATCACGGTTTCGCCAGGTCAGAAAATCTCGGCCCTCAAGGCCGCGACCAACGGCCTCGTGACTACGACCGCCGGCACGCTCTGGGTCACGGAGCTATCCTGATGTCTGACCTCGCCGTCAATGTCCACCTTGATCCCAACGGCCAAGACCTTGCAATCGAGCATGTTCAGGACGTCGAGCCAATCCTGAACTGGAACCGAGAGGCGCGACGCGAGGAACAGCACAGCGACTGGGGACGGCATGTCGCGCGGATCCCGAACGTGATCTACATCCGCTGGCTCGACGAGGAGCACGCCAAGGGCAACGTCAACATCAAACCGTTCAGCAAGGAGTTCGACGACATCGTGCAAAAAAAGCTCCAAGACCCGGAATGGAAGCATCTGCGGGTTGATCGTCCGGCACTTCAAGCCGGCTGGAGCGTCGGGCTGCTGTGACGCTCATCACGACGTATGCCACGCTGCAGACAGCAATCGTGGACTACCTCAAGCGCGACCAGGATACGCAGCTCACTGACGCCATCCCCGGTCTCATCCAGCTATTCGAGGCGAAGATGAACAGGGTGCTGTTTACTCGGCAGATGGAGCAGCGGTCGACGACCGCGACGGACATCACGACAAGTGAACCTGAGTTTATTTCGCTTCCGACTGATTTCCAGTCAATGCGCCGGGTCCGTCTGTCGAGCGTCACCGGCAAGCCCTGTCTGGAGTTCAAGTCCGGCACGCAGATGGACGAGTACCGATTTCAGAGCGGAAACATAGCGGCGCGGCCGCGCTACTTCACCGTGTTCGGGACAGAGATCGAATTGGCCCCTACGCCGGACGCCAACTACACGATCGAGATGGTCTATCGCCAGAACATCCCAGCCCTGGCCAGCAACTCGACGAATTGGCTTCTGACGGCCGCGCCTGATCTGTATCTCTACGGCGCGCTGCTGGAAGCGATGCCCTATCTCAAGGATGACGAGCGCATTCAAATCTGGGGCCTTGGGTTCAAGACCGCGCTTGATGAATTGAACATGCTCGGGCTGACCTCGACGTTCAACGCCGGTCCTATGGTGGTGCGAACTTCTGGGCAAACTCCATGACGACATGGACGCCGGCCGCGCAGCAGTCCGAGACGTGGACGGCAGAGCAGGGCGGACGCCTCATTCGTGTGTTCGATCCGCTGGTATTCGCGCGGCGCCCTATATTCGACACTGGCCCGACTGCCGGGACATGGGATGCAAAAACCAAGCAGACAGAGACGTGGACTAACGAATGACACTTGTCGTCACGCATACCACCGTCACCGGCGCTGCAGCCAGCCCGGAAGCACTTGTAGGTGGACCTGACTGGGATGCTAACCACACCCTGACCGGAACGTCTGACGCCTCCCAGCTCAATGCGAACGTCGTCCAGGCCGTCGTCAACGATACCAACGTTCAGGGCGTGATTGCGGCCCAAACCCTGACATTTTCGTGGGGTGGTACGCTCGCGGCCGCGCGTGGCGGATTCGGCGCCGACGTCAGTGCATCCAGCGGCGTCCCGCTATTCGCTACGGGAGTGGCGACCTTCACCGGGACGAGTGGCACCGGCAACTTTGCGCGCGTCACTTCGCCGACATTCGTCACTCCGACGCTCGGCGCGGCTACAGCTACATCGATCAACGGCAATACGTTCACGACCGGCACCTATACGCTGACTGGGACGGCCGGAAAGACGTTCACTTTCAGCAATACGTTGACGTTGGCCGGCACTGACGGAACGACAATGACGTTCCCGACGACCAACGCCACGATCGCGCGGACCGACGCGGGACAATCATTTACTGGAACACAGGCATTCACCGGCGCAGTTAATGTCAATGGTACGATTTCTGCGGCGTCTACATCTGCATCTGCTCTTACCGTAGGGGCAGGTGGGGCCAACAATCCAGCATTTCAGGTAGACGCTTCTACTGCTTCCCAAGTTGCTGGCTTAAAGCTCACCGGAGCAGCTACCGGAGGGACTGTTGCGCTTGCGGCCGTTGATACGGGATCAAATACCAACCTTTCGATCGATGCCAAGGGTAGCGGCACAATTACGCTTGGTGGAACCTCGACCGGAGCAATAATTCACACGCGCGCATCAACGTTCAGCGCTGCAATCACCTATGGAGGCGTAACCCTTTCCAATGCTGTCACCGGCACTGGCAATATGGTGCTTTCGACTTCGGCGAACTTAACGACTCCCCTTCTTGGTACACCAACGTCAGGTACGCTGACGAACTGCACTGGTCTTCCTCTTTCAACCGGCGTCACCGGGAATTTATCAGTCAATAACCTGAACTCCGGAACGGGAGCCTCGTCCAGCACATTTTGGCGGGGTGACGGGACGTGGACAACGCCTGCTGGTGGAGGAACAGTTACGAGCGTTGCAACTGCTGGGCTTGCAACTGGGGGCACGATAACCACCACCGGCACGATCACTGTGACCGCCGCGGCGAAGACCGATCAGCAAACACCTTCGAGTAATGCGCTTGCGATTACACCACTTCATCAGCAAGACCATCCGAGTGCGGCAAAGGCGTGGGTTACCTTCAAGCCACAAGTAGGTCCAACGATCAACGATAGCTTCAATGTCACCTCGGTAACGCGCAATGGTGCTGGTGATTATACCGTAACGTTCACGACGGCATTCACGACCGCTAACTTTGCGGCAGTCCCCGGATCTGCGACAGCGACAAGCAGTGGTCCGTTTTGCAGCATACTTGCAAAGACGGCATCGACGGTACGACTCAATTTCTTCAGCACGGCTTTTGCGCTCAGCGATCCCAGCATATCCGGGGACGTCGTCTGCTTTGGAACTCAGTAAATAGTTGATTTCCCGCCGCGAGTTTCTGCCGCTTATCGCGGCTTCATTTATCCCAATAAAGCAGGTTCGCTCAATGACGATGATTGCAAACGTCTATTCTGGGACGTCTATTGCCACGCTCCCAATCTCATCTAGCGGCACTGGCGCCGTAGCTCTACCCGCTCATCTCCATGTCGTGCCAGGAAAGTATCTAGTCGGCGGAAATCCATACGATATGGTACACGGTCAGACAGCGCGCTGGTTCGATCCGAACAGTGGAATTGTTGAACAGAGGGTTTGCCAGAACGGCACCGCTCCTTATACGGCTGATGTTGATTCCTATATAGGCGCGCTCAGTTGCGTCCATCACAATGGACCACGCGACGGTGGCATATCTGACACAACCGCCTGCAACAAGGCCATGCATCAGGAGATCGAGATGCTGTGCGGTGACATCGCACAGTTCACCAAAGACATGCTCGATCAGTACGGCACTTTCAGCACACGAATTGTCGCTCTGCTGACCGACGCGCCGAATGGCTACGACAATGGCCACATCACGATGGAAGAAAATAGTCAGGGGCACTGGCGCCACTGGGATACGACGCTCGGCTGCTACTTCACAGACAGCAGCGGAAACCACCTTAGTCTGAAGGGCATAAGTGATCTCGGTATCGAGAACTGCACGATGGTCCAGTACTGCAACAAGCGGACAGCGTGCAACGTGCAGAACGTCTCTGGCGGCGTCCTCGATAACGGTTTCTACAACGACTTCGTGACCACGACGAACGGCGTCAGGGCCTGGGTCAACAGGATCTACAAGCTATTCGCCTTGAAGGATGCTGGCGTCTACAAGATGCTGACGCCATCGACGCCAGCTTTGATCAGTTGGGCGCAGTCGCAGGGCTATACTAACTTCCTCACCGCTGCGCAATTTGCTGCGTATTACCCATGATCGAAGTCACCGCAGGAGAGAGCTAACTTGCCACTCCTTGTCTACGGCGACTGGCGCCCCGACACATCGGACTACGAAGGAACAAGCGTTCACTCCATCCTAAATGTAGCGCCGCGCGGCGATGGATATGGACCGTTCCCGAGTTTCTCGGCCTATACCGGATCGCTCCCCGCAGCCTGCCGCGGTGCGTTCTATGCTCTGAAATCCGATGGCTCGGTTATCACGTTCGGAGCGACGAGCCATGGGCTCTATATGCTCGACAACACCACGTTCAGTTGGAAAAATGTTGGCATTCCGGCTGCTGTGGCGTCGATCTCCAATGCAAGCCCAGCCGTCATCACATATGCGAACGAGTTCGTCGCAAACGAGCCGGTTGCATTCTCGACAACAGGAACCTTGCCGTCTCCTCTGGTTGCAGGGACAACCTATTATGTCAGCGCAACCGGACTTTCCGGATCTGTATTCAGTGTTTCGGCGACGCCGGGCGGAGCACGGATCAATACGACAACAGCCGGCTCAGGTACGCACTCCGTTACATCGCATTATCTGGACGTTGGGGCCTCCGCGCAGTGGCAATTCGCGCAGGCCGGTAGTCTGGTGTTTGCCACTCATGCGAATGCTCTCCTGCAGGTCTATGACCTCAACACGTCGAGTACCTTCACCAATGCGCTGGGCTCGCCGCCGCAGGCCGCCTATATCAGCGTGGTTGGACGGTTTCTCGTGCTGTCCGGGCTTCTGTCGCAGCCCTACCGCATCCAGTGGTCCGGTCTCAACAGCTTCAACGCTTCAGCGTCATGGACTTCAGGAACAAACAGTTCCGACTTTCAGGACTTCCCGGACGGCGGCATTGTGCGCGGCGTGGCGGGCGGCGAGGCCGGGATCATCTTTCAGGACCAGGCTATCCGACGCATGTCCTACGTGCCGGGCTCGCCGATCATCTTCCAGATTGACCGCATCACGCAGGACAAGGGTCTGTTTGCCCCGTACTCGATCATCAGGGCCGGCGAGATCATCTTTTTCTACGCAGGTCAGGGTCTTCACAAGATCCAACCAGGCGGCGTGCCGGAGCAAATCGGCCGGGAGAAGGTCGACCGGACATTTCTGGCCGACCTCGACAAGGGCAACCTTCAACTGTTCATGGGCGCGGCCGATCCGCGGACCACGCGGGTTTATTGGGCCTACAAATCGGTGTCCGGCACGGTCGGAACCTATGACAAATTACTCGGCTACGATTATCTGCTCGAGCGCTTCTTCCCGATCACGGCCACCGGCGAATATCTGCTCGGCATCTCGCAGACTGGCCTGACGCTGGAGAACCTCGACAGCATCTCGTCATCGCTCGATGCGCTGACGCTCTCGCTCGACTCCTACGCGACCGCAGTTCAACCGCAAATCGCGCAGTTCAATTCATCGCATGTGCTTGGATTCTTCTCCGGCACCAACCTTGAAGCGACGGTGGAGAGCGCAGAGCAGGGCGACGACGAAATCAGGGTCACGGTGAAGGGCTTCCGACCGATCACGGATTCCGCAACGGTTTACGGCTCGATCACCTATCGGGATACGCAGGTAGGAACGACATCGACCCAAGGCACTGAAGTGCTGATGAGTTCGCGCACCGGCCGAGTGGATATGACGCGTGATACCAGATATGTCCGCTTCAAGGTCCGGATTCCGGCCGGGACGACATGGACGTTTATTGCTGGTGTGGTCCCCGATGTGAAGGGCGGCGCCAGGCTATGACCGTATTCGTTCCGCCAATTACGGAAACTGATCTTAAGAGAATCGTTCTGGCTATCCAGCAGGTCGCGGCGGGCCGCTCGAACGCGACCGGGACGGTGACGCTGACGGCAAACGTGGCCACTACCACTGTCACACCAACGCAGACCGGCTCGATCGCGGCCGGCTCCACGCCGATCCTGACCGCGATGACGGCCAACGCGGCAGCCGAGGTCGGCGCCGGAACGATTTACGCCAGTACCGTTGCAAATGGGTCATTCACGCTGACCCACGCCAACAACGCGCAGACCGACCGCATCTTCCGGTACGCCATCCTTGGCTGACCTAATTTGCGTCGATCCGGCGCTCATCGCTGATATCTGGCCCCATGCCAGGCACCTGATCAAATCGGCGATCGACGCGACTGGATTGAGCGACTTCGCGGAATGCGAGACCGAAATTCTGGCCGGCCGGCAGTTGCTGTGGCTGGCCGTTGTGGACAAGACGATTGAGGCGGCGGCGACAACGCAACTGGTCCTACTGAACGGCCGCAAGGTTTGCGTCCTGACCGCGTGCGCGGGCCATCATCGCGATCGCTGGTTGGTGCTGCTGGCGCGGCTGGAGGCATTCGCGGCCGCAGAGGGCTGCGCTGTCATGCGCATCTTCGGCCGCAGAGGCTGGCATCGCGTATTGGACAATTACCGAGTTGAGCACGTGGTTTTGGAGAAGGAATTGACCTGATGGGTGGACAAAGCAGTTCGACGCAGACGCAGAGCAGCACCACGGCGCCGTGGACGCAGGCCCAGCCGGCTCTTTCCGGCATCCTGAGCCAGCTCGGGACTGGCCTGAACAATACCGGCCTGACCGGCGCGGAGACCGGCGCGATCAACCAGCTCGAGCAGAACGCTGGCCAGGCCAGCCAATTCGCACCGCAGATCAAGCAGTATGCGACCGATTTGCTCGGCGGCGGCGGCGCAACCGACCAGAGCGGCGCGGTGAATGCGAACTATCAGCGCTATGTCGACCAGACCAACCCGCTTGCGAGCAACACGAATTATGACCCCTACAGCACGCCGGGTTTCAAGGATGCGCTGAGCACGACCATTGCCGATATCACCAACGGCACGAACGGGCAGTTCGCCGCGGCGGGCCGAGACTTCTCGGGCGCGAACTCCATGGCATTGGGCCGCGGCATCATGCAGGGCATAGCCCCGACCATTGCGGCGCAATACAATCAGAACGTCCAGAACCAGCAGGGCGCCGCCGGAAACCTCTACCAGGGTGGCAATACCAATGCCGGGATCCTGTCCGGCTTTCAGCAGCAGGCTTTGGCGAACAAGGGCGCAGGTGTGACTGCGGCGGGCGCGGCGAACGATGCGGCAAATGCCGGCGCCAATGCCACCTTGCAGGCCGAGGCGCAGCGGCGCGGCATCCCGGTTCAGGCGCTCGGGCTGCTCGCGCAGATTGGCATCCCGATCGCGGGGCTGGGCTCCCAGTCGACCGGCCAGTCTCAGGGCACCCAGCAGATGAGCGGAGCGGACCAGTTCGCAAAGATTGCGGGCGGTGTTTCAAATCTCGGCAAGCTGCTGTTGGGCTGAGGATCAAAGCATGGGCCTGTTGGATGCGATCTTCGGCGATAGCGGCGGCGGCCTGCTCGGCGGCCTGCCGCGCGAGTGGCAATATCAGAACCCGCAATCTCAGGGATTTGGCTCGGCTCAGGGCGCGCCGATCTTCGCCGGCCAGCCGCTGGGCCAGATCATGGGCAGTTTGGCGCCGCTTGCTGCCCCCACCCAGCAGCCAACAATCCAGCAACAGCCGCTCACGCCGACCGAGCGCCAGATGATGGGCCTGGGCAGCAGTGATACCGGTGTGCAGGCGCCAGCCGCTGCTATGGCCGCACCGGCCCCCGCGCCGCAAGCTGGCCCGCTCGCCATTGGCGGCTATCAGATGCCCCGCGTAGGCTCGCCTGACCTCTATCAGCCGCAGCAGGTCATGACGCCACCGCAGGCCCAGCCGACACAGGGCCAGCAGGTCCAGCAAATGGATCAGGGGCTTCCGCCAGCGCTCGGCGGCGCCAACTTCGGCGGTAATCTCGGCGCCGGGCTGCAAAGCTTCGTCAACACGCCGGGCGGCCTGCTGCAGAAGGTATTGGGCGGTATCACCGGAGGGGTAACCGGCCAGCGCACTGACCCGGCCGGGGTACAGCAGCAGAATCTCGTCGCGCAGTATCGCGCGTTGATCGCGGCCGGTCTCACCCCGCAGAATGCGCAGCTCGCCGTGCTCAACCCGGAGGCTGGAAAAACGCTGATCAGCGAGGCCCTAACCAATAAGGAGAAGTACCAGAAGACCGGCGTCGATGCCTTCGGCAATGAAAACTACGGTTTCGTCAACGAGCGCGACCAGACCATCAATGGCCGACCGATCGGGCAGAGCGGCGATGCGGGCGGTCCTCCAGCAGCAGGCTTCCTCGCGCCTGGCGTCAAGCAGATCGATAGCAGCCTGAGCGGGAAGGACTATCTCGCTCAGTTCTCCCCGGAAATTCAGGCGTCCGTGCAGAACTATGTGGACGGGAAATCGACGCCGACCGGCAACCCGCGGAAGGGTTTCACCCAGACCGTGAAGATGGTCGCTCAGAAATACGGCTTGGACATTGGCCAGCCCGTGGACGACGCCTCGTTCGCCGCGCGCAAGACCATGCGCAATCAGCTCAGCTCAAGCGCGCCGTCGTCGCTCGGCGGGCAGATCAACATCGGCAACACGGCGGCGGGCCATCTCGCCGACCTCACGGAAAAGGCGGTTGGCCTCGGCAATTGGGACATGGGGCTGGCTCCGGTCACGTCTTTGGTGAACGCGGCGCGCGGCCTCGGCACCGAGCAGGCGGCCAAAATGGAGGCCTTGAAGGGCGCCGCACAGCACTACGGGCAGGAAATCACCAAATTCTATGCTGGCTCGCCGGGCGGCACGGCAGAGCGCGATCGTTTCATCGAAAGCGTCAATGGCGCGCGTAGCCCGAAGGAACTCGCTGCCATCCTGGCGACCGAGGGCGAATTGATGCGCTCCCGGCTCGATGCACTCGGCGGGCAGATTCAAGGCGTGCTGGGTGAGGAAGGCGCGAAGCAATACCCCGTGCTGCGCAAGGACGGCCAAGAGGCGCTGGCGAAGGTCGAGGAGAACGTTTCGCGGCTCCGTGGCGGCGGTGCTGCGTCGCCAGCCGCTCCGGCCGCGCTTCCCTCCGGCTGGTCAGTGAAGGTGCGCTGATGCCAACCTTTGACCTGACATCGCCGGACGGGAAAACCTACTCGATCGAGGGTCCCGAAGGCGCTACGCCCGCGCAGGCGTTCCAGATCCTGCAGCAGCATTTGGCGGCGAGCGCGCCAGTTGAACCCGTCACGACTAACGAGGTTGTGCGCTCGGCGGCCTCTGGTATCCCGGTCATTGGCGGCCTGCTTAACAAGGCCAATGCGGCGACGAACGCAGCTCTTGCACCGGCGCTGAATCCGCTGTTCGACAAGGAGAACCAGCTTCAGGGCGACACGTTCGGCGAGCGCTACGCGAAATCGCTGGCCCTCCAGGAAGGCGCTGACACCAAGTTTGCGGGGCAGCATCCCTATGTCGACACCGCGGCAAAATTCGCAGGAGGCGCCGCGGCGATGGCCCCTCTGCTCGCTGCTGCGCCTGGCATCATGGGCGTGACGGGCGGCCTCGGCGCGCGCGTCGCCGCCGGCGGGGCGTCGAATGCGGCGATCGGCGGCACGGACGCGGCGATCAGAGGAGAAAACCCGGTCACCGGCGCACTGATTGGCGGGGCGCTCGGGGCAGGCTTCCCGGCCGCCGGCGCGCTCGCGCATGGCGTTGCCTCGCCCATCTTCGCCAACGTTGCAGCGCGAGTGAACCCGGAGCGGTTCGGCACCGCCCAGGTTGCTCGAGCTATCAGCGAAAGCGGGATGACCCCGGCCCAGATTGAAGCCTCGGTGCAGCAGGCCGCCCGGGAAGGCCAAGGCGTGTTCAACGTCGCCGACGCCATGGGCAACGCAGGGCAGGAGATGCTTGGCGCGGCGGCGCGCGGGCCCGGAACCGCCCGCACGGCGGTCGTCAATGCGCTGGAAGGCCGGCAGGGCACGCAGGGGCGCCGGATCTCCAATGCGCTCGCCGAGGGCTTCAATGCGCCGGAGACCGCTGCCCAGACCGAGGCCCGGATGACAGCGGCGCGCGGAGCGGCGGCTGATGCGGATTTCGGCGCGGTGCGCGGCGGATCAGCGCCGGTGGATTTGGTCGCGCCTATCAACCATCTTGATCGGATCATCGGCACGCAGCCAGGTCAGGTCCTGACGGCGGCCAATGACAGCATTGAGGCGGCGCTGACCCCGTTCCGGCAGCGTCTGGCGCGGGTCAATCCTGACGATTTCGAGGCCGTGCAACGCATTCGCGGCGACATGGCCGATGCAGCGGAGGCGGCGCGCCGCGGCGGGCAGGGAAATCGGGCGCGGCTGATTGGCGGCGCGGTGCGCCAGTTGGATGCCGCTATGGAGGCGGCCAGCCCCGGCTATCGGCAGGCCAACCAGAACTTCGCGCAGGCCTCTAGGAACATCGAGGCGGTGCAAACCGGCCGGCAGGCGGCGACACGCGGCCGCACCGAGGACACAATCCCGGCCTTTCAGGCGCTGCAGCCGGAGGGCCAGCAGGCGTTCCGCTCCGGCTATGTGGATCCGCTGATCGCCAATGCCCAAGGTGCTGCCTTCGGCGCCAACAAGGCCCGGCCGCTGATCAACGATGCATTTCAGGCCGAGGCCAACGCAATGGCGCCCGGCAACGCGCTTATGCAGCGCCGGATCGGCCGCGAACAGACCATGTTCGAGGGGCGTGCGACGGCGCTGGGTGGATCGCCGACTGCCAAAAACCTCGCACATGATGCTGCTGCCGGCGCAAATGTGCATTTGATTGGGCAGGCCCTGACCGGGAATATTCACGGTATGGTTCGCAGCCTGATTGCCGCCGGCAGCAATGCTTTAACCGGAAACACGCCAGCGGTACGCCAGCGCATCGCTGATATCCTGTTGCAAAACGGCGCGACCATGACGCCCGGCCAGCTCCGCAACATGGTGCAGAGCACGGTGGCGCGCATCGCCTATGTCAACAACATCGCTCGGAACGTGCAGCGCGGGGCTTCAGGCGGGGCCTTGGCCGCGATTCCGGACAACCGCGAACAGCGCCGTGCGCGCCGCTAATGCGTGAGCCAGATCACAATGGCGAATGCAGCCGCCCATGAGACCCCATAGGCGAGCGGCGGGACCAGCTTGTAGAGCCATCCCTCATACGGGTTTGAATCCATGGGTTTGATCGACTCCATAATTGGCGCCGAGAGCGGCGGCAATCCGAACGCGCGCAATCCAAATTCGTCGGCAGCCGGACCTGGGCAATTCATCGACTCGACCTGGTTGTCTACCATCCGCAGCATGCGCCCCGATCTAGCCGAGCAGCCTGATTCCGCACTCCTCGCCCTGAAGACGGATCCGCAGCTCGCTCGCCAAGCCACTGAGGCCTATGCCCAACAGAACCAAGCGGTTTTGGCCAAGGCCGGCTTGCCTGTCAATGACGGTAATACCTATTTGGCGCATTTTGCCGGGCCGCAAGGCGCGGTGAGCGTGCTGCAGGCCGATCCGAGCGCGCCGGTATCCCAGATCCTGGGCCCCGGTGTGGTTAAGGCCAACCCGTTCCTGGCCAATATGACGGCGGCCGATCTGCAGGCATGGGCGGCGCGGAAGGTTGGCGGGCAACCGCCGCCGGCCGCCGCCGCGCCCCCGCAACCCGCTCTGGTAGCGCCACAGCCGCCGGCTGCGCCGATATTCGCCCAAGCCGCGCCAGCGCCCCAGCAGGCCCCGCAGCAGCCGGCCCCCGATACTCCAGCCTACCAACCGGCGGCCGCGCCGCAGATGCAACCGATATTCGCCAGTCCACGCCCGCGCGTCGATCTCACTAAACTCCGCGCGGCATTCAAGCCGCCGCAATTCTCCAGAGGATAATTCATGGCGCTACCATTCTATAATTGGAGCCGGACGGCTGGCAACAATGCCAGCGCGGATGCAACGATCAATTGGGCCGAGGGCCAAGCGCCGTCTAGCGTCAATGATTCCGCCCGCGCCATGATGGCGTCGACCGCGGCGTTCCGAGATGACATCTCGGGCGCGATTGTCACGGGAGGAAGTTCGACAGCCTACACGGTCACGAGCTACCAGATTTTCGACACGCTGGCGCACATGGCCAACCAGATGATTGCTTTCACGCCGCATGCCACGAACGGCGCGACAGTGACGTTGAATGTAGACGGGCTCGGTGCGAAACCGCTGCGGACCTCGACAGGCGTTGAACTGCTTGCCGGCTCCCTGATTGCGGGTACGCCCTACGTGGCGACCTACAATAACTCTGATGCGGTCTGGTACCTTCGCGGATTCTTCGGCAATCCGTATAACGTTCCACTTGGTGGCGGCATGCTGTTCTTTGGAACGACAGCGCCGAACAGCTCGTTCGTCTTCCCCTACGGTCAGGCTATTTCGCGCACGACTTATTCTGCTCTGTTCGCGCTGACCAGCACGGCCTTTGGTGTTGGCGATGGGTCGACGACGTTCAACCTTCCTGATCTCCGCGGAAGAGTCCCGGCCGGCAAGGATGACATGGGAGGAAGCGCGGCGAACCGTATCACGAATGCAGGAAGCGGAATCGTTGGGACCACTCTTGGCGCCTCGTCTACTGCTCAAACCGTAACTCTCGGAACCGCCAACCTGCCGCCCTATACGCCGGCTGGCTCTATTGCCGTTTCCTACACTTCTAGCATTGCGATTACAAATGGTGTTGCGGCTGTGAGCGGAGGCGCGCTATCGGCAGCCATCACTGCAACGACTGGCATTACTGCGTCATTTACCGGAACAGCACAAGGCGGCACGAGCACACCCTTCAGCAATGTCCAGCCTACGCTGATCACAAACTACATTATCCGCGTCATCTGATGACATCGATGAAAGCAGCAGCCATCGCTGAGACCCAAGCGACTCCGATCGCTCCTGCCAAAATGATATCAATCAAATCTGCTCTGGTGAGTGCTGTTTTTTGGCTCTGATAGTAGCAGCCGCGTTCCTCGTCCCACGCCCTAATATGTCCGTAGATCAAGACGTCCCACGTATCGGCGATCAAAATGATTGCCTGCTTGAACATCGCGTTTCCCCAGCTATCCCGTCAAGGTAGCAAACCACCAACAGGCAATCAATGACCACATGGCGCGGTATCGTCGGTAAATCCTTCACTCCGGACGAGTTCGAGAAATACGTTGAGACACTGAAGTTCGGGCTATGGCGACCCCGGTTTGTTGTCGTGCATAATACGAGTTCTCCCGATCTCAAGACCTGGCAGGGCTGGCAGATACGCGCCAAGCCGGTCACGGACGAGCAGTGGGCGCAGAACCTCGTCGGCTACTATCGCGACCAGCAGCACTGGAGCGCCGGCCCGCATCTGTTCGTGACACCACATGGCATTCTGGTGTTTTCGCCGCTGACCAGCCCCGGCACCCATTCGCCATCATGGAACTCGGTATCGTGGGGCGTGGAGACCGTTGGTGAGTTCGATCGTGAGCCGTTCGCCGGCCCGATCCGTACCAACCTCGTCGCCGCGCTGGCCATCCTGCATGCTGCGGCTGGGCTACAGGTTCTGCCCTATGCGCTCGGCGCGCGCGGGCTTCATTTCCACAGGGAAGACCCAAAGACAACCCACAAGAGCTGCCCCGGCAAGAACATGATCAAGCACGATCTGGTCAGCGCCGTGCAGGACGAAATCATCCGTCGCCACCCAGGAGACGGACATCGAGATTCGTTACCGGACCAGCATCCCAGCGCGCTCGCTTAGAGCCTCGTCGGGAGCGGGAAAGTCACGATCCGACGCCGAACGGTATTTCGGCATTGAAGGAACTGAAATGACTTGGGATCAAATCGCGGGCCCGCTACGGGCTATTCTGCCGGCCATCCTGGCTTTCGCCATCGCCAAAGGCTGGATCAATGCTGGCATGGCTGACTGGCTTACCACCTCGATCATCGCGCTCGGCGCCGCCGGCTGGTCGATCTGGTCCAACCGTCCGGCTGCCATGGCTGCCAATGCGCAGGAGCTGCCCGGCGTCAATGTGCAGACCACGCCAGCGGCAGGTCCTGCCGTGCAGACCGCCGTCGCCAACGCCAAGTCGGGCGGCTGATGTTCACATGGGCCGAGATTGTTCTTCTGTTCCTCAAGCTCGCCAACGCGATCATGGGTGCGGTGAACTATCAGAAGCAATTCCAGGCCGGGACGGATGCGGAGATCGCGAAGATTTCCGCAGCCATCCTTGGGAAAACTCAAGCCGCCAAGGCCATAAGGGATCAGGTCAATGCACTCACCGATGACGCTGTTGATGCTCAGCTTCGTGGCCTTGAGCCCAAGTAGCTGCACACCAGAGCAGATCGATTCATTCTGTCAGGTCTATGACAAGGTGATCGTGCAGAAGGGCGACGGCGCGATCTCGGCGCCAGCCGGCGTGAAGCGGCGCCTGCTGGCGAACGAACTGACATATCGCAAATTGTGTCCGCAGGTAGCGACATGACCGGAAGCCAGACCGGCCGCGGCTACGTGCAGGGCTCGGACTCCTACCGGGCGGATGACGTCGCTCGGGAGGAACGAGAGCAACAGAAGTTTACCGGCGTGGACGATCTCCACAAGGACCCGAACGATCCGAACTTCGGGGACTACAACGTGCCGCCGCGCGACGACAAGATGCGCAAAGCGCTGGAGATGGTCCGGGCCTATATGAAAGAGGAAGTCGACGCGATCGGCGTCGAGCTTCTGACGCCGGAGAACCGAGTGATCTGGGACGCGGTTGAGGACGCGTTGAAATGAGACCGTACGACGCATGGACCGATGAGGAAGCAGTGATCTGCGCTTCGGCCACGTTCATTTTCATGATCGCGGGAATCTGCTATTTTTACAGCGTAATTGTTGGTGCGGCTTCGGGCGTGGTGTAGCGCGTAACAAGGCGGACCTATCGCTCCGGTGACACAGAGCGACAGGCCCTAACCACCAAATCAACCCGGGAAGGGGTCAACCGATGGCTGGCGGCAATTCAACCACAGGTTATTCAATCGACTATGTCCGAAATCGCACACCTACAGGTAACATTTGATGTCAGCCCGGGACGATATTCCGGAGGGCCTGACCGATGTGCAGCGGGCATTCTGGGTCGGGATGACCGATCAGCGCGTCGCCAACATGTGGGAGGCGGCCGAGTTCATCGCCGACATGTCGCCCGACGCCAAGGAATGGCTGCGACGCGCCGACAAGGCCAAGATAGAGGAACTGGAATCCACCATCCAATTCATGAACAACGCCAACGTTGTCCGCAAATTCCTCATGATCGCCGGAGCCACGATATTCGGCGCGATCATCGCGATATCGCAAGCATGGGAGTGGATTTCGAAGATCTTCGTCGTGAAGATCAAATAGATGACTGGCTGGCTGTACTGGCTGGTGGTCTATCCGGCGGTGGTCGGCCTCATCGCTGCGGCGGCGTGGTGGGGCGATGGCGGTGACTGGCGCCGGAAACTCGAACGGGTGGACGTTCGATACGCTCTACATCCACGTGATGGAGATATCGAAAGCCGCGAAGGAGGGTGTCAACGCGGCGATGGCATCAGCGGAGAAGGCCATCCTGAAAGCCGAGACGGCGACTGAAAAGCGCTTCGACTCGGTGAACGAGTTCCGCCAGGCGATGCGCGACCAGCAGGAGAACTTCGCCAGCAAGTCAGAGACCAATATGCGCCTTGATGAGATGGCGAAGCGTCTTGAACATGTGACATCTGGGTTGGAAAAATCGAGCGGTAAATCAGCCGGTCTGTTGCTCGCTGCCGCTCTAGTTGGATGGGCCATCACAACTGCAATCGCTTTCTGGCACCACTGACATGCAGCTTATCGGAGAATGTTCGTCATCCACCCGAACCAATGGCCTCCTGAAAGTGTTGTTCACGGTGATCAATCAGCCCACGTCGCATGACGAGTACGTGCTGCTCAATCTCTTGAAGTCGCGGGGCGGTTTCAAGTCCGGAAAGACCTACCGCATCACGATCGAGGAGGAATAGACCATGGGCGCAAACATCTGGTTTTGGCTGATCTACGTTCTCGTAGGGATCTTCGGCATCTGGGGCATCGGCCCATGGGGCGAGGCTAGGCCCTACGGCGTCTTCGGAAGCTGGCTCGTGCTCTTTATCCTCGTGGGGATACTCGGCTTGCACGCCTTCGGGAGCCCCATTCGTTGACGCCGGAGCGGGTTCGGACGTTCCCGCAGGCTGCCGCTACGTGAGCGGCGTCACCGACTGCTCACTGCCACCGGCCGAGCCGGCACCGCCGCGAATTTGTAAGGGCTGCTGAACATGCGCATCGACATCTATCACCACTTCACGCCGGATGCTCTGGTCCTGAGCCGGCTGGACGATATCGAAGACAAATTGGACCAGATCATAGAAGGAGAACACATCATCATGTCCATGGAAACCGACGCCCTCGACCAGGCTGAAGCTGCCGCCGCCGCCAATGCCGCGGCCGACGATTCCGCCGAACAACTCCTCATCACGCTCTCGAAAATGGTGGCGGATCTGAAGGCCAGCACGACCGATCCGGCGACCGTTGCCAGGATCACCGCTCTCGCCAATGCGATCAGCGGCCGCGCGAAGCAACTCGGCGAGGCCGTCGCCGCCAATACGCCCGCAGCGACCACCTAACCATCCATCACCCCGCGCTCTCAACAGGGCGCGGGGACTAGGTGCTGCCGGCGGCATGTCGATCCTGGCGATGAGCGTGGTCTCAATGCGCGAGCGAGCGCCGCCGAGTACAGGTCACGGCTTCCGGGTAAACACGGGTAGCATCTGGCGATCAAGGTTCGGAAGATAAACAAAATGTTGCTTGCAATCAGAAACGCCATTATCACGACCGGATTAATCCTGCTCATTGCAGCAGCTATTCTGGGTCCAGTCATTCTTGCTCTATGGATTGCCCTAGAGATTGATATTCATGGAATCGCAGGAGACCTCTGATGCAGAGAATGGCGGTCGACATTAGCCGCCGACTCATGATCCTGACCGCTTTCGCGCTTCTCCCGCTCTATGGGCTGTGGGTTGCCGGCGGGGCGATCTGCGACTCGAGGGAACGGAAGCGCTGCAGATAGTTACCAGCGGGACGGTCGTACGCGGCATGTTTTTCCCATGATTTTCACGACAATGGCTTGGCTTATGTCGCACATTGGCGGCTTATTGATGTAGCCCCACGGGGCGCAAACTATTACCATCATGTTCTCCGTTGTAGCTTATTATAGAAACTTTCCGCGCCTCTGGCCTATCTCCATCGCGTCCTCGATCGCATGGGCGATGTCGTCGATCAGGGCCATATCACGACCGATGCCATGGCGATTCGCAATACGCTCAGCGACTTGACGCGCTGGCTGCACATTGTTCTCAGCGTCGAACCTGAACAGTGACTCATCGGCGGCTGTCGTTTGGATGGCGTTGTCCTCTGGAGCCGGCATGATACGCCTGAGCCGTTCCATTTCCGCAGCCATTTCATCTGGCGTGGCGCTGACCTTGGCATGAAGCCATTCAGAAAGAGCAATTGCTCTGCGGTCGCCGATAGAGATTCCATCAGATGCGAAATTCCCACCGATTACGTTGCTCATTTTGATTCCCTCGTTGTTATCTCACCGGTAAGATTGGCCGTCTATGACAGCTTCGAAAGTGTATGACGCCCCCATATCAATTTCGCCAACGGGACCGGTAACCCAACCCATAGCCTCAAGAGAACCAACCGCGTAGACGCCAATGGTTCGATTCGGATCGACTTCAAGGGGTATGTTGTAAGGGTGAAACTCTACTGGAATTTTCATCACCCCTGCACCGCCCACTCATTCATCCTACCGGCGCTTTGGCTGTCGGCCTTCGGCTTCTCTGGCCACGTCTTTGACGTTGCCCGCTGGAATGCCTCTAGATCGCGCTCAGAGCACGTCAGGGCGTGCAATACGTGTTGCTCTATCCAAGTGTGGTCGAAGAACGTACGGCCCTTTGGTGCCGTCCCAACCGTTCGCATCGGAACGTCCCCGGGTCTAACAACAAAGACTTGCGTTTTCTTCCCGGCTTCTTTGAGCATATAGCGAACGTGCCTTGAAACATCGCCACTCGGAACAATGATTTGATCTTCGTCGGTGACGCGCTCAATCATCCGCGAAGTTCGTCCCGAATTCCTGCATGCTTGTTCGTACATTAGAACGCCAACCCTAGCGGCAGCGGCAATACCGTATTCATCCATTTTTCTTTTCTCCTAATTTTGTGACGTTAAGGGAAATTCCGTAGTGCCGCCTCCACAAGGTACCGAACTTCTGACGCAAAGCTACGATTGTTAGCTTTTGAGCGTGCGATTATTTCTTTTCTGACTTTATCGTCAAAACCGATCTGCACGCGGGAGCGAACGTATCCGCCGTTTTTGGAACCTACAACTCGCTTCTTATAAGGGTGATCGCCTTTAGCCATTTTGCGTTTTCTGCTGATTAACGTCGCATCTCATCACGAGACCGAGCCCTGCTCGCTCTGCTTGTCGTAGCACTCTTGTTGCTTCTGCCCCAGCACTGAACAGACACGTCCCTTGGGCCGGAGACCCGCCGGGCCTGCCATCCGCTCCGATAAACTTGATCTTGCGCGAAACGAACAGCACGGCATCAGCGTGTGGCGCGAACCGCTGCCACCAAGGCGCTGACGTTCGATCTGGAACCAAGGCGATACCATCGGCATGCTGAAAAAACCTGTCAAGCCACGGCACCAAGCCGTTCCGGGCGCCGAACGGCGGGTTCATCCAAACAAAGCCGAACCACTCTTTCGTCAGGCTGTTGCAGATGTGTGCGCGGCGCGTAGGTATCCATGGAACGTGACAGAGGCCGGGAGATGCCACGTCAAGGTCGAACTCACGGCCAATCGCGTCAAAGACGTGTGGCGGCGTGTACCACTCGTCCGTCTTCCCGGTGCACTGCTCGTGAAGCGCCATCGCTAACTACCTATCAGGGATGAAATCTCGCTCGCCAATCCCACGATTCGACAGGCCAAGATCGCTCATCACCGCACTGCCAAACCTGAAGCGGATCAGCGCTTCCGTTCTGAGTAACCCTTACTGGCGCGAATCCAGATCCAACCGCCCACGTTTTCATGCGGGCGATATACCATCCAGGCTCATTCGGTGTCCCCATCATCGTATAAACTTCCATCTCGATTACCTCTACCTGTCTATTAAAGACGTTTTGTCGCAACGCGCAGTATATCGCGCGGGTGGATCGGATCGCGGCCGGCGCCAAAGGCGTGGATCGGATTGATGCGGAGTGCATCGCACAGCTTTACCGCCGTCGTGAACCCAGGGTCTTTAACGTGGCCGGTCTCAATCTGAGAGATCAGGGCGTTCGACACCTTGCTGAGAACCTCCAGCTTGCGAAGGCTCCAGCCTCTTTCCTTTCGTCGAGCCGCAATCAGTTCGCCTATGGTCATCGTCCATCTCCAGAAAGAAATTGCAAATGTCTGCAGTCAATAGCGAATGATGACTCAGCGGGCGGCCACACAAGCGGCATATTCGTTCTAGATCAGTGGCCATCGTGGTTTCCTTGACGACGCGATAACGCTAGCCGTACATGCTGCAAAGCAGCCACTTCGGCTCTTGCCATGGTATCGAGTTTGCTTCGCAGAACGCCTTGAACGCAGCTATCTTTTCCGGTTTCACAGCAAGACTCTTGGCTGTGATCTCTTCGGTGTAACCGCGATGCACAAGATACTCTGCGCCGCGCACGCAGAGCAGAAACATCGGCCACTCGTAGGAACAATAGCTCTGCATCTCGGCAGGACAGGCGTCGATTTCGATTTTTCGTTCTGCGTAGGATGCCTCAGCGGGCAGGCCAGCGGCTTCGCAGATCAAATCATCAAAGGTCTCCACGACGCCATCCTCGTTACGCTCGCGGTTCTCCAAGAACGCCGGAGGTTCATCGGCATCCCCAACAGGGAA